CAACGCCATCCCGATGACCTGGGGGAACATCTGCATCATGCGGACTTCGACTGTAGAGTCGATGTTCACAGTTGAAGATGGCCTGTGGTCTCTTGACTTCTCACTATCCGGTGAGTTTAAAGAGCGCCACGTACGGAAGGAACGGTGGCCATCCACCCCATTGTTCCCTTTCGTACCCTCCTACCTCCCGCTGTTTGACAGCGGGAAATGGTCTGTCCTGGCTTCTCTGTTGGCTCTGAAGTGGTTCCGGGCCGGGCGGCCCGGGCGTATACCACGTAGAACCATCATTTAGCCAGGAGCTCCAGATGCTTGCAGATCCACAGACCGTGACCTTCACTTCGGGCGCTAAGTCCCTTGTGAGGATCAATCAGGACCAGTACTCTTTTGAGTACTATCTCCGGGAGTCGTTGGCGGAGTTTCGACTCCGTGTTCGACACACCCGGACTGCCCCCTCGGCAAAGAATCCTCTTGGACTCGATCGTCACAACGTCGAGTTCACAGAGACCATCTTCGCTGCGGGGGTTGTTCCTGAATTCAGCCGTAAGTCGTATGTTGTTCTCGAGGCGCCCGCCTCACAGATCAACAGCGTCTTGTACCTGTCTGCGGCGGAATGGCTTTCGGCCAGCTCCTACGCAAACGCGGCGGCAATGAACGGTTGGCAGTCGTAAGGCTGCCATGCCAACTAGGGGTGACCCTACTGGCGCTGGGGTTCCTCAACGCATCGCGTACGACAATTGGAGTGATCCTATGTCTAAGCGGTACGTCAAGGAGCTGAGCAGTGTGTTAGAGCATCTTGTGAGGGATGCTTGTTACACATTCCCAACCCTGCGCAAGGAGTTTGAGAGAGATCTCCTACGCCTTCGCAGTCTCATCGACAGTAGAGGTCTCCACTTCTTCGTGGTAGACCTCCCTGCTGCCGGCAAACACCTTGATCAGTGCTTGTCGGCGGGTGAGTACAAACGATCCGGACTTCCCTGTACAAGGGCTGTCTCGGGTCGGGTAGTGATCCCGGTTTTACTCCGGGGACTCTACCTACTCGTATTCGATGAGAAAGGAAGTCTGTTGGAAGACGCTTCTATCGAGGCTATCTTCTTCTTGAGGCAGATCCTCTGCTTCGCTAAGAAGACCGAGATAGAGTGTCCTCAACGAGCCAAGGATCGTGAGATCCTTGAGTTCGTCGAGCTCGACAATTCCTTACCAGAGATCTCCGATTTCTGGTCTGGTGACTCAGGTTCGTTAGATCAGGTTCCCTCTACGAGCTTTTGCTCGTTTGGGGACCGCGATCCTGAGTTGTACGAGTTCCTGGGGAACCTGGACACCGTTTCAGGTATCCTCGCCTCCACACTCGGGGCTTATCACCCAGAGGAGTGGAAGCACAGACACGGCCCAGGCGCTATTTCAGAGGTCACCGGTCCCACCAATAAGTATCTTTGGAGGAACTGGAGTGACCGACTGGAGCGACGATTCCCTATTGCTGACTGTGGTTACCACAACCTCAGCAGTTGGGCTGGGTGTGCTGATGATAGCGAGGTTGGCTCTTACGATCCATCATCGCGTCTCATCAGCGTTCCAAAAACTTACGTTAGACCTCGGCTTATCGCCGCAGAGCCATCGGAGCATCAATGGTGCCAGTAAAATCTCTGGCACTACTTTTGTTCTCAGGCTAGAGGCACCTGGATCGACGAATTCTGTCGCTTTCGCGATCAGACTGTCAACCAGGACCTCTGTCTACGCGGTTCTTGGAGCGGCGATCTGGCTACACTTGACTTGTCAAGTGCGTCAGATTGCGTCACGCC